GACCACATTTACCTTTTGAATAATGAAAAAATCAGAACTAGTACATTGGAGACTCCAAGCAATGTTACGAGAAAATAGTTTCAGTGATCTCAAATATATTGGAGTCAAACCAGATAGTGTTGGAATCAACCAACACTGGTATAATATTAATGGTCATGAAGTCCCTGTGGACGCAATCGAAGAATTAGAATGTGAGGAAGTAGATGAAAGTGACACCCTTTGAAACCTATCAAACATATCTTTCCGTAAAGAATCATTTTTCAAATCCGAAATATGATTATTTTAAATATGGTGGTAGGTCAAGAGCAAAGATAGCAGCATTTAATAAAAGAAAGGATAAGTATTGGTTTGAAAAGACATCAAGAAAATATCCTGATAAAGAGATAGTAGAATTTCTAGTATCTAATTTTATATCTGCTGATAATCCACAAACCCTTTGGATTGGAGAGATTATGAACTCTGGTGAGAAAGTATATTCTGAGTGGTCAAAAACTCAGCAGAGCTTAGGGTACATATTTAAGGATAAAATTACTGACTTGTTGGATAATAATAATCTAGAGGAGTTGTTTGATTGTTCTACTGGTCATCCACTATTACTTAAGAAGTATCTTAGTGGTGAGTTGAATTTGGAGATACTTGTTATCCTTGAACACATCTTTCATTTTGTAAAAGATTTTGATAGTAAATTATCTGATCCCGTGTGGGAAACCGTAAGTATGAAAATTACTAAGTATACTCCTTTCATAAATATAGATGTATTCCAATACAAAAAAGTCCTTAGAGAAATCGTATGAGTGCTTTCTTTGAATCAGAGATTATTAAAGAGGAATTGGGTGTGATCAATAAACTTCAAGAAGAAGTTTATGGAAAACTTATTCATTTCCATATGATGACTCATGATGAACAACTAGATCATATTAGTAAATTGTCTGAACTATTAGACAAACAACGTGTCATGTATGCTAGATTATCTTTATCAGATGATCCAGAATGTAAAGTTATGAAAGAGAGTTTAAATAAAACAGTTGCCATGATGGGATACCCAGAGGGAACTGATGTTAAACTATTATTTGATAACATGCACACAACTATTGATGCACTTAAAGACTTTCTCAAAGCATAGAGTTGATTTTTATCAATTATATGCTATAATATAAACAATCCCACGATCAAATTAATCCGAGGTAATCTAAATGTCATTCGCAGACTTAAAAAAGCAATCCAAATTAGGATCCTTGACCGCTAAATTAGTGAAGCAGGTTGAGAAGATGAATAATACTGGAAGCACAGGTGATGATCGTCTATGGAAATTAGACGTTGATAAATCAGGTAACGGTTATGCTGTTATTAGATTTCTACCTGCACCAAATGGTGAAGATCTTCCATTCGTAAAACTATACTCCCATGCCTTCCAAGGTCCTGGTGGTTGGTATATCGAAAACTCTTTGACTTCACTTGGTCAAAAAGATCCAGTATCCGAGTACAACACAACTTTGTGGAATAACGGTACAGACGCTGGAAAAGAGTTAGCAAGAAAGCAAAAGCGTAAACTAACTTATATTAGTAACATTTACGTTGTGAAGGATCCATCAAATCCTGAGAACGAAGGTAAAGTATTCTTATACAAATATGGTAAGAAGATCTTTGATAAACTTACTGCAGCAATGCAACCTGAGTTTGAAGATGAAGAAGCAATTGATCCATTTGATTTCTGGCAAGGTGCTAACTTTAAGTTGAAAGCAAAGAATGTTGCAGGATACAGAAACTACGATAGTTCTGAGTTTGCTGCACCAAGTCCTTTACTTGATGATGATGACGCAATGGAGTCATTATGGAAGAAGCAATTCTCTCTTGCTGAGTTAGTTGCTGCTGATCAGTTTAAATCATATGAAGATTTGAAGAAGCGTCTTGGTTATGTTCTTGGAAATGCTGCACCTCGTCAAGATGTAGAAGTCGAAGACGAAGTTGAAATAATTCAGAGAGAAAGAGCAGAGCAAGTTGTTACTGCTGCAACTGAGTCTACTTCAGCATCAGTTACTGCTTCTGCAGACGCTGAAGATGACACACTCTCATACTTTGCAAGACTTGCTGAAGAGTGAGATACAATCAACTCTGTCTAACATTGTTAGTCATAGCAGCATATTTAAATTTACTACTTAAGTAAACATAGACCGTAGAGAAATCTACGGTCTTTTAATTTGGATCTGTATTTCTTGTATTCTCTGTTTTAATTAAGTCTGTATCAATAAATTGTGATGAATCTGTATATCTCATTATTGTTCTCATATCCTTCAAGAAGATTCCAAGATATTGTGGACTTAAAATATAGATTTCTCTTTTAGCATCATTTAATTTAGTTTCATATTCATAATTAGTTACACCACCTACAGGATTTAGTGTAGCGGTGGAGGACGCTGGATCTGGAATTGTAAATCCAGAATCTACGACTTTTCCTTTGGGAAATACCAATCTACCGTTAGCATCTTTTACTTCTGTAGTTTCATAGTGACGAATTTGATTAAGATCATTTCCATACTTATTAAATGCATAGTTATACATGTCACGACTATCTAATGGCCATTGATCTCTTACATTGGTTATATTTGCACTCGTAAGGACAACCCAATCCAATCCCTCATCACCATATACCGATTCTGCAACTTGATCAGGTCTAACACCATCCCTAATATAATAACTATTCAAAGATGTAAAAATATAACTTAAATCATCACGTAATTTTGCTCTACGAAATAAATTTTTTACTTGAATATAATCTGTAGAATTATTTCTTTCTTTTAGGAAAGATTGATAATTTAAGTTTGGTAGTTCTCTAAAATAAGTCATTAGTATCCAACTCCTTTTCCAGCTGCTTTAGTATCATAATCTTCTTGATAAACTGGATTGACTTCTGTGAATGAGCATTGAACAGACATGTGTGTTGGTGTACCATCATAAAATGTTGAATAATTTCCTGACTGTGTATAATTAACTTTTAAATTTGTAAGATGAGCAGGTAAAAATTTGTTTAAAAATGGATGAGATTTACTTCCCTGTTTGTACTCTAGTTGAAATATATCTGGTTGTTTAATAAAGACACCTTTTCCTGTTGTGCCTTTTTTTGCAGCCATAGATCTTTTTAAAACTTTAATTATATTTTTTACTTGTTGTGCTTCATCATAATTACGAGGAAAAAATTCAAATTGAAATGGGAATACTCTAAGTTGAACTCCTTCAAACAATAATTCAAGATTTGGATTTAAAATTTGACCAGATGCTCTTGCTATTAATTGATTGGGTGTAACATTACCACCGAATGCACCGATTGCACGACCTGCAATCGCTGCTGATATCGCATCTTGATTACCTGCTATTGCATCAGCCCCTTCTTTAATTATCAACCCAAATGCTTGTTGTATTTGTTTGAAATTTGGATTATCCAATGTGGAGGCTACCAAACCAGTACCAATTGCTTCCAATGGATTTAAAGTTCCGTTTCCATATTGTACACCGTTTGAATCTTGAACTTGTCTTGGTATTGGTAAGTATATCGTATGTTTCGCTTTTTGATTTTTATTTGCAGTAGAAGCTGTTCTTAAAGCAAATGGACTTGCTTCTGCATCTTTTAATGCATCTCCTCCTTCTACAATAGCATCATTACCTTCACCTTTAACATTAACTAAACCTTGTAAGTTTAAACCAGCTTCTTTGAAATCAGATATTCTGATAACTAAAAAATCCATAGAATCATCTAAGGCAGTATTGGGATATCTTAGTGTTTCTGGAAGACCACCAGTGGTATCGTAATCTTTTACTCCATCTTTGTCTTTTGTTTCTTCTCTTTTTTTAGCATCATAAGTATTCATCGCTTCAACGGAATCAAATCCTCTCATACCAGATATCTGTTCTTGACTAAATCCTGTTGTATTTGTACTACCTAAGTTTCCTGCCATTTATCGACCTACTTTTTTACTATTTAGGAGGTTTCATTTGGAAATTCTGAAATGGTAT